ATTTTTCATCTTAGCAATCTGTCTCCAAGTGAATAGCAATGATAAATCGATTCTTTGCTTCTCGCCTTCACTGAATGAAGCATAGTTAAATGCATCGCGATGGCGTGATCTGATAGTTTCGGTAAAGTTCTCATCTAGGTGAAATGCGACAAAGAAATCAAGCACTTGTAAGTACTGATTAATAAGTCTATTCATGACAGGTAAGTACTGTTTAATTACTTTAGTTTTTATGCCCGTATCTTTCAACATCTCGCCTATAACTTCATTGTAAGTGCGCTCTTCTACATACTCTAGTTTCTTTTCTGTTATTGAGTCTTTGCTATCACGCAGCTCATTCAGCTCGTCTTTAGCAACTTTTATATCACCAGATGACTGTAACAAATTACTAATTTCTTTCTGAATCTTTTCGATCTCTCTTTGCATGATATTTATTTTATCATTATTAGAGTTAATCTGACGTTGCTTTGCTAAAAGCTCTTTCATATTATTTTGACATTCTAGTAACTGAGAAGCGCATTTATCATTATCTAGTGATAACTCCTTCATGCCTTGTTGTATATTTGCGGCTGTCGCTTTAATATGGTTTAGTTTATCGTCTTTAATACTAGCATCGATGTCTTGATCACACGTAGGACATATTTCGTTTTCTTCAAAGAATTTTGCTTGACTTACTAAGTCTTTGATCTTAGATTTAAACAATTTATCTTCCGACTTAATATCAGATACTTTCCTAGACAGTTCATCTGATTTTTTATTTTCAAGCTCTGTTAACGCGTCAAGGTTTTTACCTAGATCTGCAGATTGATTGACCAATGCCTTTACATCATCTTCGTATGCTTCAATTGAATTTTCTTTTGATGCAATCATATCCTTATTGATTGCTTGTAGATCTTTAATGTATTTAGATTGAGTGTCCATCTTAGCTTTATATAAATCTAAAGAATGATTAATCTCACTGAGCTCTTCTTTTATCTTAGAATTACGCTCTTTCAGCAATGTATTCATCTTACTAAATATGTTAATGTCTAATAGATCTTCAATAACAGATCTACGAGACCACGCAGGTAGTTGCATAAAGGGAATAAAGGAACTACTACCTAATACAACAACCTGATGGAATGATTTATGATTTAACTTAAGAATGTTCTGTTCTAAGAATTTCTGATAATCTCTAGCATTGGAAGACTGATTGATCATATTACCATTTTGCCAGATTTCAAACTTGTTAGGTTTAATACCTCTTAATATTCTAAAGTCTGAACTACCAATAGTAAACTCAACCTCGACAATTGTGCCTTTCTTATTAATACTATTGATCATTTGATCTTTCTTAATATCACGATGTGGTTTACCAAACAATCCAAAAGATAATGCATCCAGCATCGTTGACTTACCTGCACCATTCGAACCGACAATAAGGGTTGATGGAGTTCTATCTAATTGTACTTTAATTGTGTCATTACCAGTCGAAAGGAAATTTTTCCAACTAACACTTTTAAAATTTATCATACGACCTCTAAGTTCTGAGCTTCTGTATAAAGCTTTCTCAATTCAATTTTCAAATGATCTTTATCTAATTCGGTATCAACCGCTTCTACATAAGAATCCAATAATTCAGTTGTATCTTCTAAAGATACTTTTTCATCTTCAACACTTTCACCTAAATATTCTTCAAAGCTTTCAGCGATTTTTAATTCGTAAGTTTCTATGCTTTGAAGCTTATCGACAAATTTGTCAAACATATATAAATCGTTCTTAGTCAATACGATAAGCTTAATAAATTTATGCTCACAGTCAGTAAAGTCAAAGTTGCTATAATCATTATTAGTATCATCATATACAATCTTTTTAAACATAGTAATAGGATTACGCACTGCTGTAACTTCTCGCGTTTCTGTGTCAAGTATATGAAAATACTTTGGATCATCGACATCAGCCCATGTAAATTCGAATTGAGATCCTAAATAGTCGACATTACCTTGTGACGATCTTGTATGAAAATGTCCAGATAATACTTTTTCAAACCGTGAAAATATTTCAGCGTTCATTCCATGTGGATTAGTAATACCTGCCATCATTTCGAAGCCAGCAAGTTCTAAGTGAGCACCCAGTATTGGAGCTTTACACTTCATAGCAAAATCAACGTACTCTTTATAGTTAGCGTTATTAATCCACGGAATCACTGCTACGCCTAAACCATCGTAATCTAGTACAGTAGGTTTCATAATAATGTTTACATTGCTGGTAAAATAACCAAGCAACTCTTTGAGGCTGCACAACTCGTTAGTGTTTTTGAAATAGACATCATGATTTCCGGGTATAATATCCATGGTAATGCTGGCATCACGCATAGGCTCAAGAAAATGCTTACGATTAGCATTGAGTGCTTTAAAGTTAACGAATTTTCTGTGCTCATAATAGTCTCCTAGATGTAAAATGTTCTTAATATTATTCTCTTTTAAATATGGAAAAAATATCTCTTCGTAAAATCTTTCTTGATACTTTAGAAAAATATCAGATGAATTTCTTACACCACAGTGTGTATCATTTAAAATAGCTACTTTCATATTATACCATAAACAATTCTAGTTTTTCTTTTTCTTTTTCTGCTTTTGCAAACTCTTTAATCTTATCATCTTTTACTCTAATCTTATCGATTCTTTGTCTAAGAGTATCAACATATTCCATAGTTTGTTGCGCACCAGCATCATCCATTCCCATAGCAGCAAAGTCTTCGATTCCCATCTTTTCGATAAATCTAAATTTAATCTCTTGTTGCTTTTTCTCTTTAGTAATTCTGCGTATAAATGCAAAGAAACATATTTGAGTAAAGTAACTAAATGCGTTTGGATTACCTGTTCGTGTAGCAGTGTCAATTTTATAGTTATTGATTGCACGAAGACAATTCTCTACGCCATCCATAACCATTTCCTCACGATAAGTGTACCGAACAAAGTTCGGTCTGTGGGACAGGCCTTCGGATATTTTCATAAAGCAAGATGCAATATAGTTAGTTACCGTGGGAGTGGCTTTATCAGCTTCCTTTGCGGCTCTAGCTGAAATCGCGTAATCCATAACAGCTTGAGAAAATTCCTTATTGTTTACGTAATGTGGTTTATCTTTTGGTTTGATTTTTTTAGTCATGTATTTCTCCCGATAATAGTATATTATAACACAGTATGCACTAAATGTACATCGTTATTTTCATTAAATTAATTTAGTTTTTTTGCATAAAAAGGTGTACAAATCGCGAAAAGCGTGATATAATATAAGAGTCCACTTGAGGATAGGGGTATACTAATGTATTGTTTTCGTCTCTGTTTCATCAAATTCAAATTGATCGCTCTCCATATCATAATCATAGTCATCACTATATGTTTCTATAGTTTCTTTAATCTCATCTTGACAAGAATACTTAATATATGATTCTTTTGTCTCAGTTACAACCTCTGTATGGTTAATAACAAAGCGCTTCATAATCTTAAACACTTTCTTGTCAGAAAAAGGAAACCAATCCGCAAAAGTCCACATTCCAGCAGGTGAAACCTGCACGGCCGCAGGCCGTTCTACAATGAATGCATGCTCTGAAGCTGATTGGACATAGCAAATTAAATTTTCGCCGTTTGTCAGTTTAAAATGTCTTACATCTACGTTTTCGATTGATTCCATTTATATATTTATACCGTGTATTTTATAGTCGAATTTTTCTTTACTATATATTCTAATGCGCTCTCCAGCATGATTTAACGTATAATTCTTTCGGGCCTTCCAATGTAAATCATCAGCAATATCATATACCTTAGTATCTATACCATCTGCAGACTTCCTTAATCCTCGTCCGATACTTTGAAGAACCCTAATTTGAGACTTACTCGGTGAAGCAAAAATAATGTTGTGTAAACGCTTAATATTAATACCTGTAGAAAAAGTGCCCATACTAGCGACAATAATCGCGTCGTCCTGCTTCTCTGTAATCGCTCGAATCTCTTCCCTCGTATCCACGTCGGTCTCACCTGAGACATAAAACAACCTCCTCGTATTTCTTGGTAATTCATCAAACTTTTTCTTTAATAAATCGTGCAATGGTTTTCCGTGCTTATCGACAAACTGGAATAATATCAGCGAGTTCCCTTCTTGATCCATCGCTAAATTTGCTATAAAATTATTCCGCGGTTCGTATTTTACAATAAAGTCAATCTCTTCTTGGTACTTCATCTTCGATACTAATCTGCAATGTTCATCACTATATTTCAATAACAAGACAAATATGTCCAGTTGTGATAAAGAGTTTTCCTCTATAAGCTTTTTAGTAGTAGTTACTTTATGTACAGGGCCAAATAAACCCTCTAATACTAACTGATGAGTTTGAGTTCCGTCTAAAGTTCCAGTCGTACCCATTCTATATTGCGCATTAACGCATTTTTCTAATATAGCAGTCAGTGACTTAGCTTTAAAATTATGAGCTTCATCGCCGATCACCATTCCGTATTCTTCAAACCAAGGCGTCTGCATCTTATAAATTGATTGCCATGTAGTGATTATAACCCTATGCTTTAAATTGTATTTTTCTTTACCAGAATATATTCTATGACAATTATCGTCAACGGACCAATCATCCTTTGTTGAGTAATCTCCAAAATCCGAATACATTTGCTCAACAAGCGAAGTAGTAGGCACTATGAGAAGAACGTTTTTATCGTACATCTCTAAGTAGTATCTAACCGCTAAATATATAATTAAGCTTTTTCCAGAAGCGGTCGGGCTTAATAACAACGAACTTTTATTAGTTAACGCATGTGAGAGCGCACTTAGTTGATAATCTCTAGGTGTTATACTATCTCCGTTAGCCGTGAGCGTCACCTGTTTCAGCAAACTTTCAATATCATGAAGTTCTTCAGTATCGGGCCGTCCATACATAGAATTATCTTCTACTATAAACTCATAATTACGAGCATTCGCAAATTCAATAAGGTACTTATAAAGTCCCGCGTAAATTTGTTTCTTTCTTAAATCGTACAATCGTATCTTACCATCCCACATACGATTTTTGTATGACGGCATAAACTTATAACCTGGTACATAAAAACAGAAGTGTTCTGACAACTCCATTTCTATTCCTGGTTCAGTTATAACACTTAGAAATACCTCGTTCTTTTTCTTAACGACTATTTTTTCCATTACATTCCACTAGTAAATTTATTCCATTCAATAATATTTTTAATGTTCTGATGTCTCCACTTAATGTTGTCAAGTATTTCTTTTAAAGTGTCAATTAGTTCTTGCGTGTAATGCATCTTGGCTTGGTGTTCTTGAATGAGCGGATCAGCGTCATACCATTTATCCATATCACCCTTTAAGACAGTAAGTCCGTTTAAAGGATCGTAACCCCAGCCTCTAGAGTCTAATTCTTCTTGACTTAGTTTGCCGTTATAGTGCATAAACTTATCTTTAAGTAAAACTTTAAATTCTAGGTCAAGCTTTTTATATCTAAGCTTATTTACAGAGTATAGTTCTAGGTACTTCGAATGAAGCTTTGCAGAATCTCGTGCTGATTGATCTAATTGAAGTTCATCGATGACAGAATCTTTTTTCCACATCTCAAGTATTTGTTCTAAATTATTCATAATATTTCCATTTTATACATTGTAATATGCATTACAGTATATATTTATATACGTTACTTAATTTCGTAGTATGTATACTTTAATGTCACGTCAGCTTGCAGGTATTCTATATCTGTTTGCTGAGTAGAAAATTCAACAGCAGATAGATTGGTAGGGAAACAGTCTCTAAAAGTAATCTCTTTCGTAACGTTATTGTGACTACTTAAAATAGATAAAGTTGCATCAGACTTAAACGCTTCGCCCTTTTCAATAATCTTGTGCATCCAATTAAACATTTCAATATAGTTTTCCATATCTTCTGTTACATTAAATCGTATTGCAAGATCGCCGAAAGTGATCCTATCACCGGTAAAAGCTAAGTTAGATCCTTTGTAAGGATTCGGTGCTTCACCTAATGATAAGTCGGGAAGAGTTACAGCCGTACAAAAATACTCAACATTAGCATATTGAGTAGAATCTATTTTAAATTGAAATCCGGTAGGACTCAAAAAGTTTTTATTTTGTGTAGTCATATATCTATTTATACCAATCCATCTGCTAAGAGTTAATTATTTTTCGTTAACAAACTCATTCAGCTCCTTCGCTACCGAAATAACATCAGATGCCTTTAGTTGTCTAGCAGGTACAACTTTTGGGTTATCCTCATTTCTACTGTTGTGTTCGTGAACCTGATCAATTTTCCTGTGGATATTTCCCTCAAGTATACCTTGAGCTTGGTTTAGTAAGTCGGCTCTAATTTCGAACCCTGATTTTCCATTTGACATATTTACCTCCTGTGTGTATGTGTGTTATGTCTGTATCATAATGATACAATATTATTTATACGCATAAAAAAAGGGACCCGAAGGTCCCTTTAAACTGTAATCTAATTAAAGATTAGCTGTTTTGCATAATACCGTCTACTCTAAAGATTCTAAAGTAAGGGTTAGCTCTATCAGCACCAGTTGTTCCGTCTGTAGCTACGAACGGGTTAGCAACCATACCATATCTAGTTTTAAAACCGATTCTTGGCTGGAAGTCTTCTTCACCAATTGCTTTAACCATAGTTAAAGGAACGTATGGGCAATAGAAAAGACCTGCGTCGTATGGAGTGTTACCTCTGTAACCTACAGTTACGTAGTCAGGATTAGTACCAGTTGCATATGGATCAACATATACTTTGAACTTACCGTTAAGAACACCAGCAAAAGTATTACCAGTATCATCAACATTCAAAGAAGTTGTCAAAGCAGGGCTATAATCAAGCATACCAGAAGCAGCTAGGATTGAAGCAACGTCAGAAGAACAGATTACATAGTTACCTTTTCCTCTTCTTGTAGCTTTAGCGATCACATTAGCTTCTCTTTCGATTTGCACAATAAGACCTTTTGCTTTTTCAGCCAACCATCTGCCGTCTGAATCAGTGTGCAAGTTAAAGATACCTTTAACAGCAACGCTTGACTGACCAGCACCCAAAGTAGCTTTTCTGTTTACAGTTCTAACAACTTCTCTGTTGATTTCCGCAAGGATTTCAGAAGAAAGGATGTTAGCAAGCTCACCTTCAGCATCTAGACCGTGAACAGCCTTAAGATCCTGAGCAAGCTCCATTGTGTATTCAGCTTTAAGAGCTCTTGACTTAGCAGTAACAGTAGCCTTGTCGATTGAGAAAGCCATCTCACCGAAAGTAGTACCACCGCCGTCGCCTAGTGCTTCAGCTGCAGCTGTTGAAAGACCACCAGCAACGTCAGAAACGATTTCACCAGAAGTTTCACCAGTTCCTAAGTTGTTGTCGCCGTCATCAGCAGCAGATTCTAGACCAGAAGGTCCAGCTTCTTGAGTAACAGAAGCATCACCAGAGAAAGAAGCATTAGCTTCGTTAAATAGTGCTTCGTCACCAGATTGGTTAGTATATCTTGACTTCATTGCAAAGATAAGACCAGTAGGTCCGCTCATTGGCTGAACGCCAGCGATATCATAAGCAATCAAGTTAGGCATAGCTCTTCTTACTAGAGAGATCAAAACAGGATCGAATCCTTTGATCGCACCAGCAGCAGCAGCACCCATACCAGCACCTACTACGTTACCAGCAGCTTCACCGATGAAGTTACCTTGCACAGCTTGAGCTTCTTCTCTAGCTGAGATTTCTTGGTTCTCTAACAATCGAGCAGTTACTGCTGCTTTATGACTGTCTTGAATTGATGGAACATCTGCGTGCCCGAGAACTGGAGCCCACTTTTCCATTAAGTTTTTGTCTGCGTTAAACATTTTTTGTTTCCCCTATATAGACTATTTGTTATATTTTGAAATAGCTGAAGTGTATCTAGCCATAACATCACTGATATCAGCCGGAGCTTCGTCAGTACCAACTAAGTTTTGAGCTTCATCTACTGATTCTTGAGCTTCAGATCTGAAGTATGATTCTTTAACAACATTCACTTTCATTTCGAAAGATTCTGCGTCGTCAAAATCAATATCT